CTGTTTTATATAGGATTGTGAAGAGTAAGTCTAATTATGAGAAAACTATTCAAGCCTTTGCTACCTCTTCTTTATGCTTTTTTGCGTAGTGAAGCAGGTAAAAAACTGTTACTTGACCTGTTGAAAGCAACAGCAAAACAGACTACAAATACACTTGATGATCAGGCTGTAGATTTTCTGCAAGCAAGGTTATACCCTAATTCAACTACGACATTGCAATGACAAATTACGATCCCAAATGGTTGGAAGAAGACAAACAAAGAATGTTAAATATGGAGCGTTGGTATGTTCTTGATGGTCGTCACAGACCTGACAATCCTATGCATGGGATCTACACTGGGTTGGCAGCTAAAGGAAAAGAATTAGATGGAGAATTTGGATGAGCAATTCATTCTATTAGATCAACTAATGGAACCTCCTTCGATGGAACAAGAATTAGAATTAGAGAAGAAAATTAGATGGTTCAACGAAGGAGCATCAAAAGAACAACTTGTAAAACATTGCGAAGCAGTTGAAAGACAAAGTTTTCAGCAAGCACAATTCATTGCTAATTGTTTAACTGAATTAGCAAAATGCAAAGCTAAAATTGCTTGTTTAGAGAATCCTGTAAGACAACCTACGTTTAAGAACTTTCTTAGAAAACTATTTGACCTCTAAAGGTACATATTTAGTGTTTCTTCCTTTCCATTTAACTTCGCCTGTTTCTATCACAACTTCTGGATATTGAAGCGAATACCAACGGTGTTCACATAGAGGACATCGCCTACGCCTAATAGTGACTCCATCATTATCCCGTTTAGTGCATACAACTCTAGTCCTAAGCTGACCACACTTAGGGCAAGGGCAAAATGTCTGATTCATTATTTACGGAGCTGGAGTGAGTATGTGTTGTGCGTGTTCTGACCTTCTCTTGTCAGGCCATTTCACTTCGTAGTAATAACAAATCCGATCTCGTTTGTTGTATTTCTCTATAACCCTGGTAATCGTTCCCCTATTAGATTCTGTTCTTAGGAAGACTCCTGTATTCCTTTTTTTATTGACTTGATCATTGATCTTGTATCTTGGTGAGGGCATTTTTTTGTAGGTAAAGTTCGACTAATCTTTTTTTGCTGTAATGAGCAGTTGTATCTGCTAATGCTCTTAACTTTCTACTTGGAAGGTCAACAAGAAATCTTGCAAATCCTTGACCTGGATCAGGACTTTTATAAACAAAACCTGATCCAAGCCAGTTTAAAATTTTCATCTGTTCATTTTATTTCGTTGCTAATTTTATTTGGAAATCCTCCTGAAAATTGTATTGTGTAATCTTTAACATCACGCCAACTCCTTCCTACCATTCCTTTTGTATTAAGTGTGCCATCACTCAGGACAGGAACTAAAGTAACGCCTATGTCAGTAAGTTGAGAACCTATTAATTCATCTTTTTCATAATCCCAATCAGGTTCAAGATCAATATAAAAATCATAAATACGATAAGTTTCTTCTTTCCCTTCTTTAGTTTTTTTAAAAACAAATGATCCTTTTAAGGAATCAAGTGTTAAAGCGGATTCGTGGTGAAGTTTCATAGTTCTTTTTTCCAAAGAATACTGGCTTCAGGATTATTTTCCTTAGCCTTTTGATAAGCTTCTTCTTTTGAGTATCCCCAATACTTCATATTGCGTCCTTGCATCCTTGGTTGACAGACCCAAAACACATGTAACTTTGCAGCAGGAGGAACGCTGTTAGAAGAAACAATAGAGTGATAGGTCATATTTTAAGAGGCGATCTATGATCTCTTGAAAGTTCGCAAACAATATGATTATAGAAACCGCAAGGCTTACCACTTCCTGACTCTCTAACGGTGTGTTCTCTGATCATTTCAAGAATATAGGTGCTTAAATTTACGCTACTCCAACTGTCTTCTATCAATTGACTTTCTCCTACTTTGGCACAATCGCCACGATGGTAATGCCTATGTGGATAGTCTTTGTTTTTGCTTACGCCAGGTACAGGGAAATCAACAACGCCATCACCATCTTTTATATGTTTATGACAGGCATTGCAGATGAATTTAAATTTCCCGTGAGTTGTTCTTAAGGTCATTTGTTTATGAAGGATCTAACCGTCTTGCCTTTAGCAAGGGATGGACATCCTTCTCCAATCTGGATTTTAATTGCCTTTTCTGGCTCTTTGGCCTTAAGAATGCGGATCGCACTTTCTTTACTGCCAGCAAGGATGTTGCCCCTACAAATCCTGTGATTAGTAAGGGTAAGTTCGTAGGGGTAAA